CGCACAGCAGGACGCCAGGGAGTGGCTGTTCGCCGACAGGATCGACATCGGATCGCTCCGGTGGGTCTGCGACCACCTGGGGCTGAGTGTGAAGGCGGTGCGGGAGGGATTCAAGCGAAGGGAGGCAATCGAATGCCGACGATCCGTGCTCGGCCTGTGGCCGTGTGCAGATGGAGTTCAAGGGATTTGTGGAGGAGGGGTGACATGAGAAAGCTTTTCTGGTTGTACATGGCAGCGCTGGTGGGTGCCGGCATCTTCCTGGCCGATGAAGACACGGCTATTGCTGTCACCGAGGGCTGTGGTGGGACGATCCTCCGGGATGAGTACACGGTGATCATCGAGGACGCAGAGGACTGCGCTGCGCTCGAGCCGGGTGAGAACTTTCATCTCCAGGGCGTCTGGACCCTTGAGGAGCTGGAGTGCTGCTTGGAGATCTACCGGGACTCAAGGAGCGAGTGAGATGCTATGTCCACACTGCAAGACGGTGATTCCTGAGAGCGATGCGCTGATCGGCATTGCTGAGATATGCACGTATCTCCAGTGCAGCGTGTCATACTTCTACAACGGCAAAACCAAACACCCCGTGACGGGGGAGATCCTGCCTCCGCTCAAGGAGCGATTCGAGGATTCCCAGATCCTGTTCACCCGGACCCGGCGGGGCTGGCACGGGAGGAGGATACACTGGACGTTTGCCCACCTGATCGACGTATGGCTGATGCAGGCGAAGCACGTTTGACCGCCATATCTGGTATTTTTTCAAAACACATATACAAACACACTATAAAAAATATACATAAAAACAAATACCCCTCAATCCTGCCGAATTAAATCGCTTGACTTAATTCTTCCCAATTCGGGATAATAATCCCGTACATGAACAAGAAGCCGAAACGGACGTTCAAACCGGAGTATGACCCCACGGCTGCCACTCCCAGCGTCCAAGAGATGGCCAACGCTGTGCTTACGAGGTACCAGGCGGCGCTTGTGGATGTAGGCGTGGACGCCGACTTCCTGGCCCGGTGCCACAAGAAGGAGCTGGATTTCGGTGGCGATGAGCCGGACACCACGGCCATGAGGATCCGCCAGGCGGCCCGGATGGACGCTGTCAAGGCCATGGATATGTACCCGGCCGAGAAGCATGAGCATGAGAGCCACCTGACCGTAGAGGTGGTGAACTACGGCGAGATCATACGGGAGCTGAAATTCGACGATGAGGATCCCGGCTAACTACACGCCCAGGTTTTACCAGATCCCGTTCCTGACGCATATGGACCGTGGCGGGAAGCGAGCCTGCCTGGTCTGGCACCGGCGCTCCGGCAAGTCAAAGACCCTCCTGAACTTCACCGTCAAGAAAGCGTTTGAGCGTGTAGGGACGTACTATCACTGCTTCCCCGAGTACAACCAGGCCCGGAAGAACATCTGGGACGGCATCGACAAGGTTTCCCAGAAGCGATTTATCGACCTCCACATCCCTCGAGAGATCCGGGCGAGGATCAATAACAGCGAGATGAAGGCCGAGCTGATCAACGGCTCGATCATTCAGCTGGTGGGCGCTGACAACTATAACTCCATCGTGGGGTCCAACCCGGTCGGAATGATCCTGGACGAGTGGGCGGTGTCGGAAAGATACCCCACGGCGTGGGACTACTTCCGGCCCATCCTGGCGGAGAACCAGGGCTGGGCTGTGTTTGTGTACACGCCTCGAGGCAGGAACCACGGCTGGGAGATCTACCAGAAGGCGCTGGCCAACCCGAAATGGTTCTGTCAGCTCCTGACCGTGGACGACACCAAGTGCATCACCCGTGAGGCCATCCAGGAGGAGCGGGACTCGGGGATGAGCGAGGACATGATCCAGCAGGAGTTCTACTGCTCGTTCCTGGCGAGCACCGAGGACATCGTCATCCCGTTTGCCTTGATCCAGGCTGCGCTCCACCGTGATGTGGCCTACAACCGCAGCGGCAGGATCGCAGGCGCTGACGCCGCCCGGTTCGGCGACGACCGGAACACCCTGGTCATCCGTCAGGCAGGCCAGATCATCCATGTCGATTGGTGGTCCGGCCAGGACACCGTCCAGAGCGCAGGGAAGCTCATCCACGCCTACAAGCTGGGGCTGTATGACTGTATCGCCATCGACACCATCGGGATTGGGGCCGGGATCTACGACATGGTGAACAACGCCAGGGTGCCGTGCATCCCGGTGAACGTGAGCGAGAGGCCGAGCGATGACTCCAGGTTCCCCAGGCTCCGGGACGAGCTGTGGTGGCGCTTGAGAGAGTGGTTCATGGACGGCCACTGCTCGATATCCTCCGCCATAAGCGACCAGGCCAGGGAGCATCTGCTCCGGGACATCCAGGACATTCACTACGAGTACACCAACCTCGGCACGATCAAGATCGAGTCGAAGGACGACATGAAGAAGCGTTTGGGGTTCAGCCCGGACATCGGCGATGCGCTCTGCTGCACGTTCCACCCGGATGTGGAGTACAAGCTCCAGGCGGTGGACCGCTCGCCCTTCGGGATGGTGGAGCACCTGGCCGAGAAGCCCGAGGAGGACTATGACCCTCTGTTCTACGGGATGCGCCATGAGTAGATCATCGAATAGCCGCATAAGGAGGAAACTGATGGACAAAGAGATCGCCAAGAAGAAACTCAAGCGCAAGGTGACCATCGAGCTTTACGACGACAATACGCTCCAGGTGAACGCACCGAAGGAGTTTGCGGTGGCCATGTGGATCCTGAACGAGGCCCAGAGGGCAATCATCAGGCAGAACCTACAGAACGATCTCCAGGAAGCGCAACCCAACCGCATCATCCGCCCCGAGTTTAAGGGCATCACGTTAGGAGGGAACTAATGGGATCAATCTTCCGTAAACCGAAATCACCGCCGCCACCGCCGCCACCGCCGCCACCGCCGCCTGAGCCGATCACCAGGGACGACACAGCGGTGCAGGCCGCCGCCCAGGCTGAGGCGGAGAGGCTGAGGAAAAAGAGGGGGCGACGGGCCACCATACTGACCGGGCCGCAGGGAGTGCAGGAAGAGGCCTCGGTCTTCAAGAAAACGCTGGGGTAAATCATGCCCGAAAAGCGCACAGACGAGGACATCGCCAAGGACTGTCTGGAAACGCTGGAGCACCTCCGCCGGATCCGGCAGCCATACGAGGAGGTCATAGACGACATCCTGACCTACGTCTATCACAGCCGCAGGACCGTCAGGAACAAGCACAGGCAGAAGGGCAAGAAGACCGGACACGATATGTACGACTCGACCGGCCTCCACGCCCTGGGCCTCCTGGCCGACGGCCTGGCCGGGTACAGCATCAGCCGGGCGTTCCGGTGGTTTGAGTACACCTTGCCGGGCCGGTTCAACTTTCCACGAACATCCGGCATGAGGGCGTGGGCTGGCAAGCGCATGGATGAGTATCCTGATGTCCGGGAGTGGCTGGAGGCCTGCGAGGAGGTGATGTACGCAGCGTTCCTGCGCTCGAATCTCTACGACCAGGCTCCCGAGATCATCCGGGACGCCGCCAGCATCGGCACCGTAACGACCATCGCCGAGGAGGACATGATGGCTGGCAGGATCATATTCAGCCTGCCTCATTTCCGGGAGGTCTTCATTGCCGAATCCGCAGCAGGCGAGGTGGACACGGTCTTCCGGGAGTACAAGCTCAGCCTCAAGCAGCTGGTCGAGAAGTTTGGCCGGGATACCATGCAGGACGCCATTGAGGGGTTCGACCAGACGTGGGAGCGGAACCGGTTCGAGGAGATGGAGATAGTCCACGGGATCTACCCACGCACGGACTATGAGCCGGACAAGGCCAACGCCAGGAACAAACCGTTTGCCAGCGTGTGGGTGCTCAAGGGCAAGAAGAAGCTTTTGAACGAGAGCGGCTACGACGAGAACCCGGCCATTACCTGGCGCTGGAGAAAGAACAACGACGAGTATTACGGGCGTTCTCCCGCCTGGCACGCCCTCATCGAGATCATGCGAGCTAACCAGATGGGCAGGACCAACCTGATCGCCGGACACAAGATGGCCGAGCCTCCCATGGTGGGACCCGCTGACCTCCGGGGCATGGTTCGCTCTGGACCCAAGGGCTGGACATGGATACCGGGCCAGGTGACCAGGGACAGGATCCCGCTGCCGCTCCAGGAGAACATCCAGATGCCTTTCGCCCTGGATCAGCAGGACCGGGTGGATCAGAAGATCCGGGAGCATTACCACGTTGACTTCTTCCTGATGCTGAGCCAGGCGGCCATGGAGAACCGCAACCTCACCGCCACCCAGGTGATCGAGATGGCCGGGGAGAAGGCGGCGGTGCTGGGGCCACGGATCGGGCGCATGGAGACAGAGGCGCTCAACCCCATCCACGACCGGGCATTTGCCATCGAACGGAGGGCGGGGAGGATACCCGAGCCTCCGCAGATCCTGCTCGACTATGCTGGCCGGGATCTCGAGATCGACTACATGGGGCCATTGAGTCAGGCGCAGAAGCGCTTATTCAAGAGCCAGGGGATCCGGGCGGGGCTGGAAGCCATCCTTCCGCTCGCCCAGATTGCCCCTGAGAGCATCGACGCCATCGACCCGGACGAGACAGCACGATTGCTGCTGGAGTCCAACGGCTTCCCCAGCAAGGCGCTCAGGGACAAGGAGAGCATCCAGGAGCTGAGGGAGATGCGCCAGCAGCAGATGATGGCAGACAAGGCAGTGGAGCAGGGAACGGAGCTTGCCAAGGCTGCGCCTTCTCTGGGCAAGCAGATCGAGGAAGGGTCACCCATGGCCCTTCTGGCTGAAGGGACCAACCTCTGATGGACGACATGACCGCCAAGTACCGTGAGCTGTTCCTGAAGACCAACCTGGGCCGTGAGGTGCTGGCGGACATCTTGCAGATGTGCCACTTCGGCGAAACGCTGGACCCGGAGAACATGGTCAGGGTGAGCGAGTACAACGTCGGGGTCGCCGTGCTGCACAAGTGCGGCATCCTGGCTGAAGATACCTTGGAGGACGTAACCAGAGCGCTGGCCAACATAACGCCGAAAAACCCACAGGAGGACGACGAGACATGACCACAATCAAGGAGGTGAGGATAGTGCTCCAGCGTGACGAGAAGGACTTGCTGGAACGGTTGCAGCAAAGGGTCAGGGAGGAACTCGGTATAGAAAGCAATGAGCACCTGGCAAAGGCCATTGAAAAAGCGTTCTACGGCCTGGTGAAAGAGTTCAAGGATGAAACGATAAGGATCGTGTGATGCCGCTGACAAAGAAGGGACGCACCATACTGACCAGCATGAAAGAGGAGTACGGCGAGAAGAAAGGCAAAGAGGTTTTCTACGCCTCGATAAACGCCGGGAAGATCCACGGCGCTGAGAGGCGAAAGAAGAAGCACAAAAAATAATAGGAGGTAGACAGGCAATGACAGACCAAGTGAACGGCCAAGTGACCGGGAACACCGGCGATCAAGGTGGGGATCAAGGCGGAGGCGACAACAACCAGCAATCGCAGTCTTTGGGATGGAGGGCGGCGCTCTCAGACGAGTTCAAGGAGCATGAGTACGTCAAGCAGTTCGAGAATCCTACGGCCTTCGTAAAAGACGCTCTTGTCAACAAGGACAAGCTGAGTAAGGCGATCTTCAAACCGGGAAAGGGTGCGAGCGACGAGGAGATGGCCTCGTATCGCAAGGCAATGGGAATCCCTGACAAACCTGACGATTACGAGTTCCCTCAGACCGAGGGCGTCAAGCACGACGAGAAGATGGTTCAATGGGCCAGGGGTATCTTTCATCAAGCGGGGCTGGACAAGGAACAAGCTGGCCTGATTGCCCAGGCGTGGGACGGTTTCGTCAAAGGGCTGACCGAAGCGGACGAGGCGGCGCAGACAGAGGCCGTCAAGGAAGCGGAGAAGCAGCTCAAGGAAGAGTGGGGCGACAAGTACGATCAAAACCTGGAGTACACCAAGCGGGGCTGGAAGAAGTTCAGCAATGAGGACTTTGACAAGTTCGTTGACGAGACAGGCATTGGGAACCACCCGGCCCTGATACGATTCATTTTCGCAGTGGGTCAAGCCATGGGCGAGGATTTTTCTCCTCCGTCCACCCCTGGAAAGGGCGAGGGTAAACCCAACATAGGCATGAACTATGAAAGCATGGCCGAGCAATCGTAGGCGTTTTTTGCCTCCGGTGCTCGGGTACATGATCATCGGAGGCAGAAATGACAGAGACCAACATCGGCGGCGTATATTCGCTGCTGGACCTCTTGAAGTACATGGACCCCAGCAATGGGCGTCTACTCTTTGTTGCCGAGGTGCTCAGTAGGAAAAGCCCGGTCATCAAAGAGGCTCCCATCCTGGAGGCCAATCAGGCACTCACCCATATCGGAACCAGAACCACCAGCCTGCCGAACGTCGGCAAACGTGCGATCAACGACGGCGTAACCTATCAGGCGCACAAGGAGCAGCAGATCACCGCTCCGATGTCTCTCTTCGAGACTATGTCCAAGGTGGACGAGGAGATCATCAAGCTGGCAGGCAGTAACGCCGCCGGAGTGCGCCAGCGCAAAGACGCCGCCTTCATTGAGGCGATCACCCAGGCGGTCGAGGAGGAAATCTTCTACGGCTCGCTGGGCGACGACGACCTGGGCTTCAACGGCCTGGCG